TCTCCTGGTTCATAAACTCCACCGCCCACATCTGCTGAAGTAATAGTTTCTTGCATTTCAGGAATGGCAACATTGTTGATATAATCTTTATTTAAAACAATTAATTTTGTTGTAAAAGGTTTATTGCTTGATGCAGCTTCTTTATAAAATAGATTTTCCAAAATACTAAATGCTTTTTCAAATTTGAGAGAAATTAACACTTCAGGAAAATCAAAAGAACTAAAAAAGGGGTTTTGTGGTTCTTTTTTGATTTCTTGAATGAATTTTAAAATTCCCAAATCGTGTGCTATCAAAAAAACTAAAAATTTTATATTTAAATCAATATCATTTTCAGAGAAAAATTTTTCTAATTTATCTTCATCTTCTAAATCTATTTCGTGATGAATAATCATTCTCATTACATCATTAGCAACTACTTTATTGGGGCTTGAAATATATCTTTGAAACAGTTTTTTGTAATTATCTTCTGTGGGCTCTAAATTTCTGTCCCCTAATTCTAAAATATCGTGAAAGATTAATGCTAATTTTATATCATTTTTGTAAATGGAACATCTTTCTAATCCATTAATATCCTCAATAGCATAAGGAAATCTTTTTCTTAAATATACAAAAGCATTTGGAATTTCTCCTATTCCATTAAAAATATGTTCTGCAATTGTTATATCAATATTATACATCTCCTTTAAATTGGGATGTATTCTTTTTTTATAATCTTCAAATAATTTTTGAAATTGAGAAATTAAATCGTTGTCCATCTTAAACTCCTTTCTATTTTTTATTAATTAATAACTTCAATAATTTTTGCAATTATAATATCTCTTTTTAATAAACTAATTGATTTTTTGCACATTTGTTTTGTTTTAAATCCTTCTCCGCTTGTAGCAACCTTTTTATTATTTTTTGAAATTAATACCCATCTCCATTCATTTCTTTTGTCTTTATAAATCTCAAATCTTAAACTTCCTTCTCCTTTTATAATTTTATTCCATATTTTTTTAATTAATATTCTAATATTTTTTAACATTTTTCAAAATCACCTCCCTATTCTTCCCAAATTAATACCGTAAAATGTTTGTTTTATTTCTGCTTACTTTCAATAATTTGTTCTTTAATTTTGCAATTTTCTTAAATAAAAAATTTTCTTCCTTTCTATTTACAATATTTTAATTTAACTTTAAAAAAGTATATCAAAGCAAAACTTAATTTAATTTTCTTTTGCGTTTTATTGCTCTTTTTATATTTTTCTAATTGCAAAAACCTGTTCCATTTTGGAACAGGTTGAATTTACAGAAAAATATTATATTTCACCCTTCAATCTTTTTATCTCTCTAAAATCTTTTCAAAAAAATTGACTTTCTTTTGCATTTTTCTATCTTAATATAGAAAATTAACCAGAAAGGAGAAAATAAATGAAAACGAAAATAAAAAAAGAAAAAGAAATCTGGGCAGTCTATTCTAATACAGACCTTACTGAGGGAAAGGGCGGGCAATATGTAAAACATTATTGCAAGAAAGAAACAACAGCTTATAGACTTGGGAAAGGACAACATCCCGATTTTTGATAAAAATATTTAGAAAAAATTAAAAATTTTAAACACAACACCTCTTCTGAGAACGGGATGATGCAAACTCAAGAAGGATGTTTTTGGTTTTAAATTTTGACAAATCTTTTGGAATTAATCGTCCAAACTTGTCTTTTTTATGTAATTTCTCTCGTAGAACATCCACGAGAAATCTGTTTTTTAAATTTATTGAAGCATTAAAGTCTGCGTTTGTTTTGAACCCACATTCTTCACACTCAAAAATTTCTTGCGTTTTTCGGTTTCTATGAGAAATATGCCCACATTTTTGACACTGTTGAGAAGTGTAGAATGAAGGAGTGAGATGAATACGCATTCCTCTTTTCTCGGCTTGTCTTATAAGAATGTTTTTAACATCGGAAAGACGGAGTAATTTTATTAATCTGCTATATTTTAATCCAAATTCTTCGTTGAAAGCATAAAGTCTATCTTTAAGAAGCAAATCCTCAATTACAAGGTCTGTTATACCTTTTTTCTTCAATTCATCTAAAATATTATGAATAAGATAATTTACATACCATTCAAGACGTCTGTATGTTTTCTTTAATCGCTTTAAGTCTTTTTCTTCTAGGTTTTGATAACCAATCTTGTCAAGCTTAAGAAGAGTTTTTGTGATTGATTTTAAGTAGTCTCTGTCATAGTCAAACTCTGTGCCGTCTGAAAGGACAGCAAAGGAATGTTTAACATTAATATCAAGCCCTTCAATTTTTGCTTGTTGTTTGAATAAAGATTCGTCTTCTTCATAAGTAGTTGAGATATTTATTTTATTGCCTTTTTCTGATAAATTTAAAATAAATTCTTTTGAAATTAAATCATTTAATCTATGGTAATTTTGATTGATTTGTAAAGGAAGTTTAAATTGTTTTTTATAAAGATTAAATACAAACCAGTATTTATATTTTGTATTTGTATCATCAAAGTCTATTCTTGCTTTGTTTATTTGTGATGAAAGTCTGATTGAAGCAAGTTTTTTGAAATTTATTTGTTTTATTTCTGATAAAATCCATTTTTGCTTTTTCCTTGCCAAATTTATTATTCTATCCCAATATGGTTTTGATTTATAATATTCGTAAAGTTTAAGTAAAACTTCTCTATTTTTTGCGTGAGTTAATTGCTCTCTAATATCGTTGTCAAGATCAAGGTAGATTAGATATTTGATAAATCTTGTAAGTGGCGTTGATTTATGTTTTATTTCAAAAGTTTTTACATCACCTTTTTTGTGGAGTTTGGTGGCTCGTTTATAATAGGTTGCTTTGATTTTGTCTTGAAGTCTGATTTTTATTCTTTGTTTTAATTGGTTTATTCTATTTTTATATAATGATATGATGAATTGAAATTCTTTTTGGATGTTCCAAGCAAAAATAAAATCGCTTTTGAATAAACTGAATTTTGATTTAAGCTCTTTTTCTGTCTTGTAAGATAATAATTTTTCTTTGTTGTTAAAAATATACTCGTTCATCTGTTTTCGTATTTCTGTTAATTCATTCAGAATGAACAAAATGTTAGTGTGCTTTATTTTGTTGTGATAGTATGATGTCAACCTCTGGGATTTTATCATTTCTTAACCTCTAATTTAAGGTCTTTTTCTATTAGTTTTAATTTTTCCCTTCGCCTATGAGAATAAACTTTCATCGCGAAAGTATGAATTAAACTAATTATTTCCTCAAAAATCTCTTTTTCTATAATTTTATTATCATCAGTTTCATTTAGAACAACAATGTCTGTTCCAAACTTTTCAAACAAATTTTTAAACAAATCAAACCCAATTCTACTTAATCTATCTTTATATGTAATATAAACTGTCTGTATTTCTCCATTCATAACATCCTCTAATAGTTTTTCCAATCCGCTTCTATTAAAATTTATTCCAGAGGCAACATCTTTGTAAATTTCTTGAATTGTTATTCCATTATTATTACAAAAATTTTTTAATGTTTCAATTTGATTTTCCAGGTCTTGTTTCTGTTTTTTTGTAGAAACTCTTACATATAAAACATTTTTTCTTGGCATTCCTTTATTTAATAAATCATAAACACTTTTTTTATCATAATCATATCTCCCAGAAGGCAATACAACCTTTTTTATGATTCCATTTTTTACATATTTTGAAAGAGTCGGTCTTGTTATTCTTAACAACTTTAATACTTCTTTTGCTTTCATAATTTTGCCACCCCTTCTCTTTTTTTATTTAACTTTATTATTTTTAATAAAAAATAATTAAAATTTGATGTTTTTTAAATCACATTATATATTTTTAGATTAAAATTTATTATTTTTAACGTTTTTATGTTTCATATCACTTCTTTGTAACATTTTTTCCTCACGCCCGTGTCAATATAAAAAGACACGGGCATTTCTTTTTTAAAAATATCTGAAGAAGATAAAAATGAAAATAATTAAAAATGCAAAAGAATACAAACAATCAAAAAATGGCACAGATATTTTTATGTCTAAAGCTTTTAGGGACTGGATAATGGAAACACATTTGATAAACGATTCTATCTTTGATAAACAAACAAAAATTTATCTTCTTTTTAGATATAATAAAGATGTTTTCACAAAACTTTTTGGAAAATATCACTTCAGATATAAAGGAGAATTTCATTATTACTGCTGGTCATTTGACCTTGGGAAATGTAATCTTATTATTTTTACAGCTCCAATTAAAGGAACTTGCTATGAAATAATAAAAGAAAAAAATAGAAAAATTGATGAATGTGCAAAAGAAGTTATTAAATTTATAGAAGAAAAAATTTTTAAAGAGATTGTCAATAATTTATCTCTTAAAAAAAGATTTATAAATTAAATTTTTAAAAAAGAAAGAAAACAGTTCTCCTCTATAAAATTTTATTCATTTTCTTCTTCTTATTAACCCAACCGATACCGTTTCTTGCCTTTTGGCGGTGTTGGTTGGGTTATGTAAATTTTTTTAAAAAAGCATATTATATTATATGAAAAATCATAGAATAAAAAAGAAAAGAAAAAAATATTATTATAAAGTAGTTACACCAGATTTGTGTTCTATTATAAAAGAACAGTCTCATTATTTTAATAAAACCGAATCTCCAGCAATTCAATATAAAATTGGAGAGTGGGTCTTATCCCCTGAATGGATGACAAAAGACGGCTGCCATCTTTTTGTTTTTAAAAACAAAAAAGATGCAACATTTTTTGCTTTCTTTACTAAAAAACCTCGCAAAGTTTTTAAATGTGAAGTTAAAGAAATTTGTCATCACTTGCCCCGCCCTCTTGAAGTAAAAAACTGTTCAATAAAGAAAGAATTTTTAATTTTAGAAGCTGGTATCCAGATGGAAAGGAAATTTAAATGAATAATGAAATATTTTTCGAAACATTGAAGGGAATCCTTTATAAAGGAGATTCTCTCCAATTAATTAAGAGCATAAAAGACAATTCTATAGATTTTATTTTTGTAGATTATCCCTTCAATATTCAAACTCCAAATTATAAAAAAAATGAATATGTAGATTTTATCTGCAAACTATCAGAAGAATTTTATAGAGTTTTAAAACCCAATTGTGTTCTTCTCATTATAAACAATCCCTCAAATATCTGGAAAACAAGAAATTGTTATGACAAATTCACCCATAGAGATTCAATAGCTTTAATTAGAAAAGGTAGTTTAAGACCTGCTTGGCATTTTGGTTTTCAGCATAATTATTTAATGACTTTTGTAAAAGGAAATGATTTAAAATTCAAATGGAATGGAACTAAAATTAATCACGACAAAAATTTTCTTACAGATGTTATTTATTATCAAAACAGTTATAGAGGCAAAGGAAAAGGGAATTTCCATCCTCAAGCAATTCCGTTGGATTTAACTCAAAAAATGATTGAAATATTTACCAATCCAGAAGATACAGTTTTAGACCCCTTTTTAGGAAGTGGAACTACAGCAGTTGCTTGTGAAATTCTAAATAGAAAATGGATTGGTTTTGAATATCAAGAAAAATATTGCAAAATGGCAAAAGAAAGAATTGAAAATACCATAAAAAACAATTTTAAATAAAAGTTAATTAATGTAAAGTAAAAGTAATAAAAATGTAAAGAGGAAAGAAAAATGAAAAAAATAGTAAATTTTAGAATTGAAGAAAAACTATTAAAAAAATTCAAAGAGACTTTAAAAAAGAAAGGGAGAGATTTAAGCGAAACTTTAAGAAATCTTATTGAAAAATATATAGAAGAAAATGAAAGAAGATAAAGTTTTCATCTATGGATTAGTTGACCCAGAGCTCAATCAAATCCGCTACATAGGAAAAAGCAAAGACCCCGAAGAAAGATTAAGAGACCATCTTAAAGAAAGCAAACGCAGAGAAAATTATAGACACTGCTGGATTTATTCTCTCCTTTCCAAAAATCTTAAACCACAATTAACAATAATTGAAGAATGCACAGAAGATAACTGGGAAGAAAGAGAAAGGCATTGGATAAAATATTACAGAGAAAAAGTTGGAAATTTGCTTACAAATATGACTGATGGCGGAGATGGAATGCACAATCCATCAGAAGAAGTGAGAAGAAAAATAGGAAAAAAGAACAAAGGAAGAAAACATACGCCAGAAGAATTAAAGAAAATGTCTGAAGCATTAAAAGGAGAAAGAAATCCTTTCTATGGAAGACATCACACGGAAGAAACAAAAAGGAAAATAAGCGAAAAGAAAAAGGGACAACCTTCTCCTATGAAAGGGAAAAAGTTTTCAGAAGAACATAGAAGAAAATTAAGAGAAGCAAGACATAGAAGGCAAGACCCGATTACTTTTAAAACCAAAAATGCAAAAAGCAAATATTTTGGATTAAGTTGGATTAATAGAGATAAAGTATGGCAAGTTAGAATAGCATATAATAAAAAAAGAATTACTATTGGATATTTTAAAGATGAAATTGAAGCGGCAAAGGCATTTGATAAAAAATGTTGGGAATTATATCATAATCCTAAATTTTTAAACTTTCCTGAAGATTATATTAACAAAAAATAAAAAGGGGCGACCAATCGGTCGCCCGACCAGCTGGTTTGGTTCTATTTAGTCTTTAAATTAGACTAAATTCTGAACAGTGATTACACCCAATAGATATTCTCCACCAACTACCAATTTCTTTCCGTATCGTGTTAAAAAACCTCTAATTGGTTTCAATGTCGTTGGATCGAAGATCAAAGGCGTAGTATATAAGGGTTGATATGGTGCATACACATAACTTGTTGCCAAGAACGAATTTCCTTTATAACCCACAAGGATTTTGTCTGGTGGGAAGTATGGGTCAACATAAACTTTCAACTGTTTTCCTTGCAATGTTCCTGCAAGGGTAATACCCATATTGAATTCTTCATATTTTCCTTCGTTAGCAGCTTCATAACCTCTTACTGATTCAAGTTTAGCGGCGATTCTTGGATGAGTTACGCACCAATTACCACTTCCTAACTTACCGTATGCGTGGATTTGTGCTGCAACATCAATTACTTTTGCAGCTAATGCTTGGTTTCTGTCAAGATAGTTTCTTGAAGTTTGATTTCCTTGGTCATCTGTATAATCGTGAGAAACTCTAATAGCAGCACCATTGATTAAGTCTGCCAAGATTTCTCTATCAATTTCTGCTATTAGCATTGAGCTAATAACAGCGGTGATTTCTGCTTCTGCATCAATGTTATGCAATGCTTTTAAGTCTTGCATTGCTTCTTGTGTAAATTCTGTTTTTAGTTTTCTTTCTTTTGCTGTAACGAAATCTGTTTCAATATTGATTTTCATTTCTGGGATAAGTTTATTATCTTCTTGGTTATATTCCCAATCTGCTACAAGAGCAAGATTTGGATTTCCCGAATCTGTTGCATCATAAGTTACTTTAACTGTTACAACTCTTGTGTCTGCATTATAGTTATGGTCTGATAAAGTTTTTGAAAATCCTTCTCCTTCAACTTTTGTTGCCGCGTTTGTTGTTCCGCTATAAGCACCACCAAAAATAACTTTTCCGATTACATCTTTATATGTTCTTTCTGTTCTTGTTGCAGTAGTTCCACCTGGAGCTTTATAAGTAACGGTTCTTTCTTCATAAGTCATTAATTTCACAGCGATAGTTCCATTTAGAACAGGATACCAATTTAATGTTTTGGTATAATTTACTCCTGTGGAATTATCTGAATCAATTATTTCATCATTTCCATTTCCGTCAAAGAAAGGTTCATTTTGGATTACTTGACTTGAATAGTATGGGTTTAATCCAAAATCTCCAAAAGCGGGAACTCTTAAAAACTCATCTCCAGCTTTTGTTGTTCCTTTTTGAGAAACAGATTGTTGACCTGAAATTTTGTTTGCATCAGCGCCATATCTGTATCGCAAATAGAAAATCTGAGCTGTTGGAGTCAACATAGGCTGAACGGTTACGAATTCATTTGCCATTAAGTGAGGATATACCCTTCGGATAACTGGCAATAAGATTCTGTTAATTCCCAATACATCTGTGCTTTCAAATCCTTCAGAAATTAATCCATTTGTGCTTTCATCAATTTTTCTTACAGTATTTTCTAAAAGGACAGCAGTTGTGTTTCTGGTATATTCATCATCAATATCTTCTACTAGGAATTCCCATTTCTTTGCCAGTTTAGAGCCAATATCCATATACTCTTCAAGCAAAACATTGGCATCTTGTGACATAACATTTACACCTCCTGTTTTAAAATTTTTCAATTTTTAACTTGAAATGGCTTTTCTGTATTTTTTCAAATTTTAAAAAAATTTTTTTCTAAAAATTTTTTTATTTTTTAGTTCCTACGCCAGCAAGTTTTCTTAATCTCTGGATTTCTGCTGAAAATTCTGGGTCAACTTTAACTGTTTGGTCTCCTTCAGTTTCAACATCTCCTTCATCTGTGCTTTCTTCTAAAATTTTATCTATTAAATCGTCATTTTCGTTTTCTTCTATTATTTCTTCATCTTCTTCTTCAACATCTTCTTTGATTTTTTTTCTTTTTTTCTCTGCATATCTTTCTTTCCAAACATTTTCAACTGGGTCTGGTGTTGGGTCTGGGTCAGGGTCTGGACTTGCACTTTCATCTGTCATTCTAAATCCTTCTTCTTCAAGTTTGTCTTTTGTAAGTTTCATCAATTTGATAGCTTTGTTGAATTCTTCTACAACTTGGTCTTCGTCTTTTACATCTCCAATAATATCTCTAATTTCTTCTTGAACATCTTCTGGTAAATTTGCCAATAATGTTTCAAGTTTTCTTTCAGCTCTTGATCTGTTAATCTCTTCTTGAAGTTTCTGAATTTCTTTTTCTTTTTCTTTTACAGTTTCTCTTGTTCCACTTTCAATAATGAAAGGAGCGATTAAATCTTTTACTTTCTCAAAGATTTTGTATTCTTCGCTTGATTTAATATCTTCTTCTGTTCTTTCTTTGATTACATTATAGAGTTCTTTCAAACTTTCATCTAATCTGTGAGCATAAACTTCCTGTAACTTTTCTTTTGCTTCTTCAAAAAGAGCAGAATATTTTTCTTCAATTCTTTCTTCCAATTCTTCTTCTAATATTTCCAAACTTCTTTCTGTTTGTTCTTCAATTTTTCTTTTCCATTCATTTAATCTTTTAATAAACTCTTGAGCTTGTTCTTCTGTAAGTTCAACTTCGGCTAAAAGATTTTTCATTATAATACACCTCCTTTTTAAAATTCAATTTTTAACTTTCATTAAATTTTTTTAAATGTTAAAAATTTAAAAAGTATATTATATAATTGAAGATATTATTGTAATTATAAAATTTTAAAATTTCAAAAGAAAATTTGATTTCTTATTGCATTTTGTTACTTTTTTAAAGTAAATTTCCAATGATATAAAATGAATTTAAAAATGAGATGGTTTAAAAACAAACTATTAGAAAAAGGATTTCCTGTTCCCATAGAATATAAAACTAAAAATAGCGGATTTTGTTTAATTAAATGCCCTTATAACCAAGTCGAAAAAGTTAGCTCGTGGGGTTGTCAATTATGTAAGTATTATGTAAAAAAAAGAAAAATAAATCTCAATAAAGGAGTTATATTTTGCAAATTTAATAAGAAAGAATAATTAAAATTAAATTTAAACCCCCGTAGCTCAACGGGTAAGAGCAGCTGACTCATAATCAGCAGGTTTAGGTTCAAATCCTGACGGGGGTATTTTAAAAACTGCGGTAGCTCAGTTGGGAGAGCGTCTGCCTTACAAGCAGAAGGTCGGCGGTTCAAATCCGTCCCGCAGTAAATGATGGAATTGTCAAAACTGATGATGAATTGATATGTATAACACCATTTTATTTTTAAAAGAAAAAATGAGAAAATGGTTTAAAAATAAATTATTGAAAATAGGATTGCCAATAGAATTTGAACAAAATCCGCTTAATCATTATATATGTATAACAAAATGTCCTTTTAAAGTAAAAATGAAAGACAGTGGTTTTATAATTCCAAATGTTGGTTCTGTAGCTTGTGAAGAATGTAAATATTTTATAAAAAGAATAGATGCAAAACCTACTAAAAGAGGATTTTATAAAGGGATAGTTTATTGTAATTATCCAATTAAGAAAAGTTTAGAAGAAGAAAAATAAAGATTAATAATCAATAACTTTCCCAAAAACATAATTTCCGCAATCCCAAATTCTATCATATCCGTTCATTTGCATATTTTCCCATTCGCTTAATTGAGGAGAAAAAAATTCAAGTTTATCTTTTAATCTATATTTTTGATAGTTTTCTCTAGTCTCTAAACTTTTATAATCTTTTGTATAGAAATAATTGGGCAGACTTTCATTTATTAACTCAAATTTATTTTTTAAATAAATCTGACCATCAAAAAATCTTTTATCTGCATAACTTATAATAGAAGAAGGTTTATATTTCTCAATAAAATAATTTAATAATTTTCCAAAACTTCCTATAACAGATAAATCTTTTTTATTTGCATATCTTATTATCTCCCATTCATATTTAGTATTAAACCGTGGTTTTCCAAAAGTCATTACAGAAACTAATTCTTCATTATAAAAAAGACCCAATTTAATTTTTGATTTATCTTCTCCTTGTAAGTGGTTTTCATTTAAAAATTTATTTTTTATTTTAGTATCTATTTCTTTTACTTCACATTTTCTTGCATATAGTTTATTTTTTATTAAACCGAGTTGATTTTTTATAAATGATTTTATTAAATCTTGTTTTTCTAACCACTCATTATCAAAAATATGAATTAATCTTATGCCTTTTTTCTCAAAATATTTTGTTTTTTCTAAATGATAATTTTTATCCTTTCCGCCTGCAATTTCAGAATGCCAATATAAACCATCAATTTCAATCCCCAAATTTTTTGAAGGAATAAAAATATCTATTTCATATTTATATTTGCCTTTTTCATAAAATCTTTTATTTTCTTCTATTTCAATTAATGAAGAAATCCATTTCTTAATCTCTTTTTCAATTAAAGATTTTCCTTTGACAGGATAGCATTTTGGGCAACGAGGAATTCTTCCGTTTTCTAAACTATCTTTAAAAATATGACCACACTTTACACATTTCCATTCATATTTTTCAAATATTCCATTATAGTCTCTCTCTTCAAATAAAGGCAAAATATGTTTGAAGTTTTTAATTTTTTGGTTATAATAATTTTTTTTCTTATTTTCTACAATTTTTTTCTTTATTTTTTCTGATTGAAAAACAGATTTTACTCCATATTTTTGTAAAAGAGTTTCTTCTTTTTTTTCTTGAATATTCTTGTCTTTAGAAATCCAATCAACCCCATACTTTTTAAGATTAGTTTGTCTTATTTTATTAATTATTTCTGAAGATTTTAAGGGACTATCAACCCCAAAATGTTCAATGTAAGTTTTCTTTCTTTTTTCTTTTACTTCTTCAATTTGAGAAACCCATTCAACTCCATATTTATCTTTAAAAGTTTTTTTAACTTTTTCTTTAATTTCTTCTGCCTGACTTCCCCATTCTTTCCCATATTTTTTTTTAAATGTTTCTATTGTTTTCTCTTTAATACATTTGGGATTAGGACATCTTCCTTTAGGGTGTTTCATAAAATTGTGAGGTGTTGTTTCAAAAATTAAACCACATTTTAAATGTTTTAATTTTACTTTTTCTTCATTTCCTTTATATTCGCTTAATATTTCAAATTCTCCAGTTTCTTTTACAAAATTATAAAATTTTTCTGCATATTTTCTAATTTTTTCTTTTTGAAAATCTCTTCTTTTTGAAGGATTATCCACTCCATATTTTTTAAGAAAAGTTTGTTTTATTCTTTCTTTTATACATTCTGGATTTGGACATCTTTGCCCCTTTTTAAAGTTTTGGGGAGTTATTTCAAAAATAATATTACATTTCAGATGGAGAATTTTTACTTTTTCCTTGCTTTTTTTATAAGGAGTTAATAGCCTGTATTCTTTTTCTTCTTTTTTGATTGCTTTTTCAAATTCTAATTTTGATTCTATAGACTTTCTTCCCATACAATATAATATGCTTTAAGAACTTGTGGTGTAAGCAAAACAAGAAGAGATTTTTATATTTTATATTATAATAGAAGTTTTATTTTTCGTATCTTTTAAAAGATTTATAATTTCTTTTTCTGTTAATTCATTATTTAATACTTTTTCAATTAAAACATCTATGTTTATTATTTTTTTATTATTTTTGTTTTCCGCAGATTCTACTATTGGTTCGGGGAACGCATTTGGAGTTGAGGGGCGTGAAACTATATCAAATGTAATCATTTTATAATCTTCATTAACTTCATCTACTCCATTTCTATAACGAGTTGTCCCCTTCCCTCTTGAAGATATTCCTAATTTTACATTATTTTTAAGAAGACTTTCTAAAATTGCTCCGTAAGGTGTTCCGCTTAAAACCTCTGCTTCTCCTATAACATCGTTTCCTTCCATCTTAAGAAAAGTAATTAAATGGGAAACCCTTTCAAGATCAATCTCTATTGAGTTTGGGTGGTTCAATTGACCCAACAATCTCCTTTCTTTTATTAATGGTTGTAACTTATTTACTTCTCTTTCCAAGATATGGCGAGGATAGATTCTGTTATTTTCGTTTACTGTTTCTGCTTTCTGAAAAATTCCTCTTATTTTAAGTTTCTTTCCAGCCCCTTCTTCAAGCACATAATCAAAAGGCATTATAGAAGTTAATAGTCTTTCTGCCATTTTATTTTCCTCTTATTATTATTTAAAAATTCCAGACAATGTCTGGCAAATTTACTCTATATCTGTATTAATTTTCTTTTCTGCGTTTCTTTTTAACATTTCGTCTTCAAAATTTAATATATTTTCTCTTCTTTCATCTTTTGCTTTTACAATTTTCTCTGCTACTTCAATATCTTTCTTTTCTATTCCACTTAATCCCTCAACCATCGCTCTTAAGAATTGTTTATCTGCTTCAGTTAATCTTTGTCTTGCCCAAATATCATTCAGTTTAAATAAAGCACTTTCAAGAGTTCTTAAATCATCAACATTCATTTCGTCTTCTCTATATCTTGCGATATAATCTTCTATTGTGGTTGCTAAATTTTTAACAGCTATCATTGCCAAATCATCTGGGTTTCTGTGGGCAGTTGCAAAATATCCTATATCACTTTCATTTATTAAATCTTTTGTGTTCTTTACTTCCGTTTCTAAAATTTCTTCAAAATAAGCGTCTCTATATCCTTCATCTGTCATTATATAATCTAAAACTTCGGCAATTTGTTTTGCTCTTCCAATTTGTGTTGGGTCTTCATATATATTTACCAATGTTTTTTCCATTAGTTTTTCTAATTCTTCTTGATTAAATGTATTTAAAATATCAAAAGTTTTAATGGCATTTTCTACATCAATTTCATCTTCTGCCATTTCTTTTATCATATTTTTAAATGTATCCCATTTCCAGAATTCTTTTGCATTTTTCTTTCTTTTAATTATTCCCAACAACTCACTTACTCTTTCATAGGCGGGGTTTTTTTCTTCATCTTCAACATATTTTTTTGATTTAAGCAATTTTGCTGTATCTTCAACAGCAGAAGAATAAGCAGACATATCTCCTTTATATTTTAGTCCTTTTGCTTTTAAAAATTGCTCATTTTCATTTATCCATAATCTTGATTTTGGGAGAGAAATTTTTAGTATTTTATATAATCCTTTTCCGTCTGCATAATTGAATTTGATTTTTCTTATATCTAAATAATCATAAAATTTATCTAATTCTTTTCCTTGAATTTTTTCTTTTAATTTCTTATTTAAGGAATTTCTAATTTCATCTGATAATTCTTTCATTCTTCTTGAAAAGCCATCAAGGGCAGAATTCCAATTATCAAATCCTTTTTTGCTTAAATCTGCATAATTTTTTGTTAAATACTGTTTTGCTTTTACAAGAGCTTTTTCTTTCATTCTGTCAAGAAAAACATCTTCATTTATTACAACTTCATTTTCTGCAATTATTTTTTTGATTTTCTTTAAAGATTTTCTAAAACTTTCTCTGTTTTCATCAAGTTCAAAAACTCCTTTTACAATTTTTTCAAATTCTTCTTCTTTATCATTATCTTCTGATTGAGAAAAACTTAATTTTTTAAGCCCTTCTAATACCAAACAATCCTCTTCCCAATGATAATCGGTAATGTAAAACTTTTCTCTGCCAACCGAATAGAAAATTATTTGATTTTCTGTAATTAAAGCGGGAACAAATTTTTCCCCAAAATAATATCCAAGTAAATTTTCAATTAAAGGTTCTTCTATACTATTTTCTAAAAGTTGTTTAACATAAGATGCTGTTAATTTCATTTTTAATTCCTCCGTTTGCAAAAATCTTTTATTTTAACTTTTTGTAAAGCCAATTCCGCTATTTAAAAATAAACTTTTATTTAACGCCCTCATAAAAACGAACTTTCTGTCTAAATAAATCTAATTGTTTATCAAAAAGAGATTTTGATGGTTGTTTTTTATTTTCCTCAACTATTAAATTTTCTTTATTATCTTCTTTTTTTCTTATTTTATCTTCTATTCCTTTGAATTCTCCTAATACCACATAGTTTGTAAATCCTCCAGAAACTTTTTCTTTTCTTTTTTTCTTTTCATTAATCAAATTCAGGAATTTAACGCTTTCATTTATTATTCTTTTGTTTGCTTTATTTGTTAAATTAGAAATTTCTGTTAATAATTTTTCTTTATCTTTAAGAGACAATTTTTTTCCTTCTAAACTTAATAAAGCTTTTAATGCCAATTCCGTTGGGCTTGGAACTTTAGTTGTAGTTTCTGTAGGAGCAGGAGCTGGTGGTGTTGCTTCTTCAGGTGGTGATATAGCTGGTGTAGGAGCTGAGGCAGGAGTTGGACCCAATTCTTTTTCAAATTCTGCTTCTGTTCCTTTGGCTTGTTGTTGAGCATAAGGAGATGGTTTGCCTGTTAAAACAGAAACAATATCCATTCCCGCTTGTTGAGCTTGCATTATGCTTAGAACAGCAATTATTTCTTCGTCATTCATTCCCATAATTTCCTTTAAAATCCAAACATCAGGCAACATACCAGTATTTTTAACTGTTGCAAGAAGATTAAATTTATTGCTTAACACTTCTAATCTTGCGTTTTCCATAAAGATAGAAGGAGATGTTAATTCCAATTTTACAGATTTAATTTTGTCGGGTTTTACATTTTTGAGGATTAAATAAATATAAGCAATTTTATATAAACCATTTAATACAAATTTTTGAACTCTTTCTACTGCTCTTCCAAAAAATACATCCATTGCAGCAAGAGACTTTCCCGACAATTGAACGGTTGCTTCTTCTGTAAAAAACGCCTTTGGAATTCTCATAAAGAAAAGAATTTTTTCTCTAAAATATTGCAAATCATCAACTTCTCCAAGACGAGGCTGGCTTTCCAATGTTTCAACTTTATTTCCTGTTGAACCTTGTCTAACGGGTATCCAGTAATCTTCTGTATATGATAAAGCTTTTGTATGGTCAGTAACTTTTCCTGTAAGAGGGTCTATAATTGGTTTTTTTCTTAACATATTTTTTATTTTATTTACATAGGCTAATGCTTTGTCAGGAGACAAATTCCCTGTATCAATATACCAAACTCTTCTTGCGGGAGCTCTAACCAATCTATAAACTATAACAGCGTCTTCTAATAATTGTAATTGTTTCCAAACTGTTCTGCTTGAATCTAATAAAGATTTCCCATAAGGAGCATATTTATTGTCATTTATTCTGAAATGAACTATTTTATAAGGGTCTATTAATTTAGCATCTGCTCTGTTTTTCTGAAGCAAATTCCATACTTCCATTTCTTTTTTATTAAGGAAAGGATGCACTTCTTTGATATATTTAAAACCAATTAATTTTCCTTCTTTTTCTATTCTAAAAATTTTATATGGAGAAACATATTTAAGATAAAGAATGTCATCTAACTTTTGATTAAAAATTATTTCATAAAAAGTATCTCCATATTTACACATTTCATACACTATTTTCCATAAAATATCATTAATTTTCAGTTTATCATAAAAGAGTTCTTTAAGCATTTTTTCCGTTTTTCTATCTGCTGCTGAAATATCCAAAGTAAGACCTGCTTCGTTTTTTTGTGTAGATTCATCCGCATAAGTCTGCAATGCACCGTCAATAACGGGGTCTGAACAATTGTGAACAAAAGCTCCGCTTTCTAAAGCAAAATTATGATATTTAAGGACAGTAATATCATAAACTTTTTCTTCTATTCCTACTTTTTCTATTTCCACAATTTCTAAAGTTTCTTCACTATTTAAAAAACTTTCTTTTAATATTTTTTGGCTATCTGGCTGTTCTTCAAAGAAAGAAGATGGAATTAATTCATCAATATTTTCTTTTATAAATTTGTCACGAGAATGTTCTGATAAATGTTTGCCTTTTATAATAGCTATAAGATTTTGAGGGGTATTATTTCTTTTGTCTTTATTTTTATGGTGAATATCTACTTTTTCATCCGAAGATATACCAAATTCTCTTTCAGCAATTATTCTATGAGTAAATTTCCATTTATTTCCTTCTAATATCATTTCATATCCTTCTAAACCATCTCTGCTCTTTTCAGAAATTCTTCTGCATAAAGTTTTTATTTTATCTCCTTTTTTTAGAGACTGAGCTTCCATATATCTACCATTTGAAAGCAAAAAAAGATGGTCAGGAGTTACTTTTTCTGATTTTCCATTGCTAAAAGTAATTTTTAAAACTTCAGCATTTTCTTTTGTTATACGAGGAGAAAAAGCTATTCCAGGCACGATTGAATTTGAAGTAATATCATAGCTATACACAAATAGAATATCTTGTGGTCTTTTTTCATACCAATCTTTTATTGTTATGCTTTTTCCGTTTAGAAGAGGAATTTTTGTATCGCCAGATAAACACATTTGCTCATAATCTTTATATCTTACATATCTATCATCTTCTAATGTTCTGGCACTTGCTGCAATTCCTGTAATTACATCTATCAAAGAAGAAGGAACTCTTCTATCTTCTGGCGGAGCAGTTTCTGAAGGCAATTCTTTTGTTTTTGTTGCAACAGGATTAATTTCTTGGTCTGCAAATTTTGTTCTTTTAAATTTTGAAGCTAACTTTTTAAATAAATTTTCTTTTTTTTCACTTGAAATTGTTGGCATTATTTTATCCCCCTTTTAAAAACTATGCAAGGGGTTTATAGGGGAGATGATTTTCTTTTACCCACTTTTCAAAATCATCTTTTGTAAGAAATATATTTAAAGTATTATCTAAAAAATGTATTCTATATCTTTGTATATCAGCATCCCATTCAATCCACGATAAAAAATTAAGATTTACTAAATATGTTACACCTGTATCGGAATTTTTAATAGAAGATAAAACTATTCCACCACCCATATTTCTTTGCTCCTTTTTTCAAAAATAATTAACATTTTATCTGCTTCCTCAATCATAGACAAATCTTGTCATTAGATTGAGGACACTTCGCTCTCCGATTGACTTCCACCAGTCTAGTAGAAGTATCTGGAGTCTGGGTTGTGCAGTAGACAACCCTTTTTAAAATATTTGGCGAGGCGTTTAAATTCGACAAATATTCGCTTCGGATTAACGCCCGCCAGAAAGACACCGCTTTCTTTTTTGTTCTTTTTTCTATTTTTTTATTTAATTTTTCTATCTAAGTTTAACTTTTAGGCATTCCCACAAAAGGATAAAATTCTTTATTTATTTCGTAAATGTCCACATCAAATTCTTCAATATTAAACTCCACAACCTCTTCTTGTTTCTTGTTTTCCTTCGTTCTTGTATGTTGTTCTGTTTTTAATCCGCCTGTTTCTATATCAAGCGAAGAAGTTGTTACTACTGGCGGCAATGGTTCGGCGGCAGAAATTTCTTCTTGTTTTTTTCCTGTTCGGCTTGAAATATCCAAATCTAATCCTAAAAAAAGGATACAACTTTCTATTATATAATCAGCAATCATAAAAGCAAAGACAAGGTCGTCTGTGGCTTTTTTAGCAGCTTGTGCTTTTCCATTTCTCCACACAAATGTTTTTAATTCATTAATTAATCTTGACGAATATATTTTAATTCTTTCGCTTATAAAAGTGTCCTGTAAATGTGAAATTAAAATTCCTCTTGTTCTTGTATCAGTATGCCACCCAGGAATTGGGGTTTTTCTTTTCATTCTATAATAAATATTATCATATCCTTTTTCTATTAGTTTATTTATTACTCCTTCATCAGAATTGGTTTCTATTCCCACATAAGCATTATTATAATAAAGGGCAAGTTTGTAAACTATTTCGGGTAGATAAGAAGTTGGAATTCTAAATCTATATTCGGCAACTTGCTCCATTGTAACAATATCAATTACTTCAATTGCAGAATAATCATCTGCTCTCCCCGTGGAAATATCAACTCCAATTGTATAATAATGATTAGGAACAGGTTCTTTCCAAATCCACAATCCTTTTGCATATAGAAATCTTTCATCCCAGCCAGATTCTGAAAGACTATATGCTTCTTCTGGATTAATATTTATATTTTTAATAAAGTCTGTTCTAATAGGAGTTCTCGGAGATAATTTATCCAAAACTTTTTGTGACAAAACAGTTTCTCCAGACAAAATCCATTCTCTCAAAATTTCTTGTCTAAATTTTGCTTCAGATTCGCTATTTTTATATTGTTGCATTGCCCATTCGTTTTCTCTCCAGTCTGCATATTGTGGAGCTTTTGGATTATAAAGAGGAACTTCCCACCAGTTTATAGAAAAAGGAACAAAATTGTTTTCTTTTGCTTCTGCTTTTATCCACATTTTATAGAAATAAGAACCAATCCCTTCTGTGCCGTTGGGTGTAGAAATTAAAATTAAATGTTCTCCGTGAATTAAAGAAGGCATTGCAGATGTCATCATTTCATCTGCAAATTGATTATGTGCTATTTCATCTATAACAGCAATTGAAGGCGTTCTACCTCTTAATGCCCTTTTGGTTGTTGCCAATGCTTCTATCCAACTGCCATTATCAAATTTAAGCAAGTGTTCCGTTGATTTTGTTAATTTCCCCACCAACCACGGTGGCATATTTTCATATAAAAATCTTACTCTTTCATTTAAGAAATACATTGCTTCTTTATCATTAATAGAAACAATTGCTATTTCTTTGTTTGGGTGAAAAACAGCATACCACAAACAAATTCCTGCTGTAACAGTAGAAATTCCACACTGGCGAGGTTTATTTACTATAACATATTTATTTGACAAAACAGTCTTAATATAATTTTTTTGGTAGTCAAAAAGAATAAATCTTTTTTTTCCTGGTTTTATATAACCGTAAGTCTCCAAAAAGTAAATAGGGTCTTCTTTACATTTTCTTATTTCATTTTCTATATGTTCTCTTATCATATACACATTCTGCGATTGCTCTAAATAAATCTTCTTCATTAGAAATAATAACATATTCCATATTTTTAACAAAAGAAGAAAAATATGTATCTATAATTTTTAAAATTACATTATTTAGATAGCTATTTTGAAGTAAAATTAAATTAATTCTAAAATGTTCTATTGGTTTGCCTGTTTCTTTTACAGAGAAAATAGCATCTAATTGAGGATAATAAGTAAAAGTAATTCTTTCAAACGCACCTTTAGCAATCCACCAAGTATCAGGACTTT